CTATGTCGTGGCACCTCGGACACGTTCGGGCGAACGCGACATACCATCAAATAAAATCAATGGTATGCGGCAAGAAAATATAAAAATTAAGCACCAGTGGGTTACTTCTGTTAAGAAGATCCTACCGATGATTAATATTTTACATAACTTACCTCCGGGTGAGAATGTAGAACCTTTAGTATCATTGGTTTCGCATTTATTGAAACATAAAGGCGAAAGAGGGACAATCCGTATTCTAAAAGAATACAGATTAGCCTTCCAACAGTTTGCTTTAAAACAATCTGTTACCAATATACCTTTCTGTAAAACAGACAGGTATGGATTACCAAGAAAACTTAGTTTTCTTAGACCCGATCTAAAGGACGGAAATAGTATAAGATATTCACTATCAGTCTTACGACTGATTGAGGAATTCCGGTGCAAACCAGAATACCTAGTGGATACAATTATATCTAATTCTAACGCTAAGCACGAAGTGCTCAGTGAAATATTAGAATACATCCGTGGAAAGCCTAGAATTCTTAAGGTTTTACCTAAAGAAATAGGAGATCCACGTCTTGTACTTAGTAATAAAGCCGGTCCAAATGGGCCTGCTTCTATCACTTGTCTTCAAGACCTGGCAGCCTTACGGCAGCCGGGTAATGAGACACTCTATACCTACATAAATAACTTTATCAAAGATAACGTTATTAAAGTAGATATGGATAAGTACGAGAGCCCTAGTGGAGAATGGAAACATTCTAAACTAGTTCTACTAAGCGATAAAGCGTGTAAGACACGAGTTATTGCTATAGCAGATTGGTGGTCCAATGTTTGTCTTTCAGGTTTGCATGATGCATTCATGAAAGGCCTACGGAGGATACCAAGCGATGTAACATACTTCCAAGACAAGATACCAACTTTTGTAAAGAAGTTGGGATCTGGCCTATACAGTTCCGATATGACAGCTTTCACTGACAGATTTCCAATTGAATTGGAAATTGCAGTTATTGAAGCCAAATACGGATACGACGTAGGTCAGATGTGGAAACATATCGTTACCGATAGAGAATTCTACCACAAGAATGGTAGTGTTCGCTATCAATGTGGGAACCCCATGGGTTTATTAAGCTCATGGGCGGTCTCAACATTTACACATCATGTTGTTAAAGCATGGTGTGCGCATAAATGCGGTATTAAGTATTATAAGAACTACTTAATACTAGGTGACGATACACTAGATTCTGATAGGTCTGTGTATACTAAGTATATACAAACTATAAAGAATTTAGGCGTCTCCATATCTACTTCGAAATGCACTCTTAGTAATTCAGGCTATGCCGAATTTGCAAAGAGACTTTTCACACCAGAAGGAGAGGTAACTGGGTTACCAGTCCATCTTCTTGACGGCATGAAAAGTAATCCAGAACAAGTTCTTGAACTTGTCCGGATTTGTAGATCGAGAGGGTACCAGGATTCATTCCTGCGCCCGGCCTTGGAAAACCTACTATCTAAGAAATACATACGTAATTCTAAGACAGTAGCTGATATTTTGTCACTTCCAGAGAGCCTAACTGGCCTGCCTCCATTACTGGAGGGTAAGGACAGTTCTGTGGCGATAAGTAATATACTTAATGGTACACCTATGTACCAAGAAGCCTTGCTAAAGATAGCAAGAAGTTACTTATTCTGGAAGATGGCAGGGAAGTTACAAATTTCCCCACCTCCAAAGCACATCAGTCCGATGGAAATAGATAATAATCATCCTTTGGTTTTCGCGTTAAATGAACGCGTAGACCTTTACCTACCTGCCGAAGCATTCTGCGACGACACGTGGGAAGAGGATGAATATTATATCTATAACCAGTGGATGGAGGGTAAGTATGATTACTTGGTAAACATACCAAGTATTGATACTTACAAATATTACAATCGTGGTCATAGGATCACGAAATGTAAATTTGATGTTGCAAAACTCGTTATCAGTCTTGGTAACGGGGATTGCAATATCCCTCTGACTCCAAGAACAATATATACAAATCAAGATTTGTATGATATTGCTTTAGAGTCAATCACGCCTAAGCGTAATCATCGAGTAGCTGTAACCACCTCTTTTACGAAGTAAGTTACTCCCACCGGGGTGTTGAAGCGTCCTTTAACGGGGACG